ACTCTCTGTGTCTTCCTCATTTCCCTTATCTTTCAGGAAATGGCGACTGCACTCTGCCCGTCGCGTCTTGCCCCACGTCAAACCGCCTGCGGTGGTGGGGTTCGCTGTATCTGTCGCCGCGTGGCTTCAGATACTGAGGAGACCATTAGGTCGGCCTTCAAGACTATTCGGTTGCGTTTTTCCCTTGGGAAATCCGAGTTACCGTGCTTGAAGCCCGCCGATCTTGGCAAGTATCTCCTTTTTCTTCTCTCCCCCCGGTCCAGCCGGGTCTCTACTCCTTTCCCTCGTTCCCAGAACGGTTGGGATCTCGACGGTTTTCCCCGTCTCTCTCGTCTCGGACGGAGGCAGCGATGGGAGCTTGCGCATAGCGTAAGTTCTGTCAAAAAGGGTCTCCCTTGCATCGTTTGTCCTGTTCACCCCCCCCCCTCTGCCCGCAGTTCTTGGTTCTCCAAGGCCTGTAGCACTTCTCCTCCTCTCACTTCTCCTGACTTTCTTGCGTTTGCACGTAAGATTGTTCAAGACACCTTCCCACTTGGGTGGGACCGGGACTATCCTCGCTTCTGCGAGGGTTTTTTCCCCAAGCGATCATCCCGTTATGATCGTGGGTTCTCTTCTGAATTCTGGTCTTCCGAATCTTCGTATTCGGGTTTCCAGGCTAGGGTTCAGAAGGGTGGTCCCCTTCCCAAGGGGGTTGGCGGATGGAACCTCCGTTACAAGGATGTTCCAGCTGCTGGGAAAGTGAGACCCATGGGCATTCCAACTTATCGTTGGGATATTCTTGGGCCTCTCCACGAGTGTGTCTATTCGTGGTTAGGGAAGAAGGAGTGGATGCTTGTCGGCCCGCCGACTTCATCCACGATCAGCCGTGTCTGCCGTTTTGAATGGCAGACCTCGGTCGATCTCGTTGGTGCGACGGACAATCTCAGATTGGACGTCGCCGATACGATCCTTAGCGCGCTCCTGGCGCGTTGCGGAAGTGTTCCAGGCTTGGTGCAGCTGGATGCTGTGGAGTCCCTTCATCCCCGTGTGTCTTCCCAGGAGGTTACACACGGCCAGATGATGGGCACTTATCTCTCTTTCCCGCTTCTTTGCCTTCAGTCCTATATCGCAGCCCGTTGGGCGACACGCGGTACTGAAGCGGAGATATTGATTAACGGCGACGACTGTCTCATCAGCAGTCCGTTGCCCGTTCTCAATAGTGATTACCCCGACTGGGCAATCATTAATGAGGCCAAAACCGGTCGTTTTAGATCGGTTGCGGAAATCAATTCCACCTGTTTCCTCCGGGGAGCAGGTGGGGCTTGGAAAGAGGTGAAGCACCTCAGAAGGGGTGGTGGATGTCTGGACCTTCGAGGTCACATCCACCAGGCTGCTGTTTGTCGGGCAGCCGGTCCGGTGTGGGAACGCGCCTTCGTCCTTGCGAAGAGTCGGTCTCGTTGGTGCGTGTTACCTAGCTCTATGGGTTTCGCCACCACCGTGCTTGAGACGTTCAAGTACGAGAGCCGTTTAAAGCGTCGTGGTTTTGTGGTCCTGCCACAAAATTCTGGTCTCGACGATGCGCGTTACGTTCTTAGGAACGGGACGACATCGTTGGAGAGGTTGGAGGTCTCGTTGGACCTGTGGGATAACGGTCGGTCTTTTGAGACCGAGCGGGATCGACTCTCTTGGTCAGCGTTTTCACGTCTTATCGAGAGACCCAGTGTTGCGTTTTTACGCGCTCGCACACTAGGTTGGCGCGGAACTGAACTTTCGTTCAGGACCCGCCTAGTCCCTTCCGTGCCTTCTCCGCGTGGGAAGGCCGTTTTGGCGGAGTCTAAGCTCTCTCCTGAGCTTCCTCGTCGTCATGAGGAGATAGATGGGATTCTCTATCTCTCGAACCCTTCTTCGCTGGTTTAGCGAAATGGTTTGACGCGGTGTGTCGCATGCCGGCATACGTTGCACCCTACGGACGCCCCTCTGATAAGAGGCCTCATAGTAGATCTCTCCTCCGCAAGAGATTCGTCACCAACACCTGCTTGCGCGGGTGGGCGGATTCGCCTCATGATAGGGGCTGGGGGACCTCTGCTAGTCGCAGAAGGCGGTGAGGCGGCTTAAAATCCGCGGCCACAGAAGTCAATTCGTGGTGTAGGGAGCGTGTGCTGGCATGGCCGGCAAGTGGTA